AAAGCGGGCCAACCGCTCAGCTTGGGTGAGTCGCGGCATCGGTCACACCCGTGTGATGTCCGTGCCGGAGGCACGTGCCCCGGCGTAGATGTCCTGCTGCATGGAGTGAAGCGTGTCCTCGTGCCATTGCTTCTGGCCGAGATGCACGCCGCGGAAGGTGAAGCCCACGCCACGCACGTGACAGGCGAAGCACTCGCCGTCCGGCCGGTCGGTTGCGCGACCGCAGGCGCAGGTCACAGCACGAGCAACCCGAACGCGGTCAACGCCACGCACCCGGCCACCAGGGCAGCGGGCGGGGACTTGTAGGGCGGCAGCGTGGCGTAGGCCACGGCGGCGACGGCACCGAGCAGGGCGCCGATCAGAAACAGCCAGTCGGCTAGGTCGGTCTTGCCTTCGATCAGGGCGGCGAGGATGGCGAACATCAGCGCCCCTTGGTGGCGGTGGACTGGCCCGAGCCGGTGGACTTCGGACGCGCCTTGCGGGTGGCGTCACGATCCGACCCGCGGGTGCCGGTGGACTGGATGGCGCCCAGCTCGGACTTGGGCCGGGCCTTGCGGGTGGCGTCGTCGGGGAAGCTCCCCTTGACCTGATTCCCGCCCGGACCGCCAGGCTTGCCTTTGCCGATGAATGCCATTGGACCCTCCTGAGATTGTCTCGGGGACTATCTCACCATATGTGGGCGGCTACGTCGAGTGTGAGAACCGACCACGAGCCGGTCCGGGTGGTCGGGGCGATCCAGGTCGCGCCACCAGCGGAACGTGTAGGGCACATCGGTGGGGGCGTCGGCCGAATCGCGCAGGTGCATGAAGGCGCGCCCGTGGTGAGCGAGGGCGAGGGCCATCACCCGGTCATCGAACGGGCTGCCGCCCATCGACCCCTTCTCGTCACGCACGTAGCCCCGCAGCTCGGTGAACGTCTCGGCTTCGTGGATGACGACCTCGTTGCCACGAATGGCCTCGTCCAGCTGGGAGATGATCAGCGGCTTGGACGAACGGGTGGTCTTGAAGCCGAACTCTTCTGACACCCGCTGATAGAGCCGGTTGATCTGGCGGCGCCGGTAGAGGCTCCGGTAGCCGAGCTGGCGTAGTCCGTTGATGGTGGCGATGCCGTGGTTGTTGGCCTCGACCACGAGCAGCCCGCCCCGGTACCAGGCTCCCATGCGCCAGGCAACCACGGCGAGCAGGTCTGGCGGTATGCGATCGCAGTAGCAGGCAACCTGTTCGCCGGAGGCGACATCGAGGACTTGCACGCACGCCTGGTCGCCGTGTCCGAGTCCCTCGGCAGAGTCAACTCCCAATGCGTACACATGACCGTCCTCCGGTTCCTGCCAGACCTTGAACGGGGGACTCAGCCCTCCACCTTCGTCAAAGCCATAGCTCTCGTTCATGCCACGTACTCGACCGTATGGTGATGCGAGCCAGGCCGGACAGGATGACCGCCCCGGATTGGCCCGCTGTGATCTATCGGGGCAAGGTCCTCGGACAACCGCACGTAGCGAGGCAGAGCCAAGCCGGCCTTCTCGGCTGCCTTCAAGGCATCGAAGTCGAACACCATCGCACCCGACATGACGAACGCCTCGTCGGGATCGGACGGGTACTCCTGGGCGCGAACCCAGGGCAGCATCTCGTCCACCTTCTGTGCGAACCAGGCGTCGTCACGGGAGGGGACTGCTGACCAGGGGATGAACAGGGGCTTGAAGCTGGACCTTCCGGTGGAGGCTTGCTGCCACATCACGTGGAAGAGGTTGCCGCTGCCCTTGGCGGTGCTCAGGATCATCACCCGGCCACCGATGTCGGCCACCGGCTCGATGGAGGCCCACGCCTCTTCGGGCTTCTCCAAGCTGGCGAACTCGTCCACGATGATCAACGTGGCTGTCTGGCCACGAGCAGGGTCGGCCTGGCTTTGCTCAGAACGGATGATCGAGTCGTTGTCGAACGTCATCCGCTGGGTGGTCTGATCGAGCCGTCCCGGTCCCCGGTCCTGCATCCACTGAGGCAGCCAGTTGTAGGCGTAGCGGGCCTTGGCGAGAATGTCCCGTGCGTCGTCCTCCCTTCGGGAGATGAAGAGCACGTACTGGTCCGGGTGGAACAGAACCCACCACAATGCGGCCACGGCACAGGTGGTTGTAAATCCCACCTGGCGAGACTTCAAGGCAATGATCCGGCGCAACGTCTTGTCGGCCAGGTCCCGCAGCAAGTCCTCCTGGGCGGGCCGCTCCCGTGTCTCCATCAGCACCCGGCCACGATCAGGCGTGGACACGTGCACGTAGTGGTTCACGAAGTAGACGATGTCCTCGCCGCAGCGGCGGAACTCCGCTTCGCGGAGCAGGGCATCAGGGTCGTACTTGGGCACGTGTCACCGCTTCTGTGGACGGCGAGGCGGGGGAGGGGTTCTCCCTCCCCCGCGCTTCACCTGGATCGCCGCACCTGCTGACCGGCTAGCGGCATCCGTCGCCCGTGGGGGTTTGGGCGGCTTGGGGGGCTTCACGAATCGCGCTTGTCGCGCTTGGCCTGCTCGGCCGCCGACGCGTCGGCGTCGGCCTGGCGGCGCTCTTCCTTGGGCACCATCGTGGATTCCTCGTCGGCGGGAACCTCAGCGGCGGACTTGGCCTTGGGCTTGTCGGTCATCGTTGGAACCTCCGTGAGACTGTCTCGGGATCATCTCACGCGACTTCGTCGCTGACAACCTCGGCGTCCACGATCGGCGGTTCCGCCTGGCGGCGTGCTTCCAGCATCTTGGTGGCCCGAGCCAGCTCGGCGTGGAGCTGTTCGTCGGACAACCGGCGAGCGTCGGTGATCGTCACGTCCACGGTCGTGCGCTGGGTGAGCCGATCGACGGCTTGCAGGTAGAGCTGAGCTGCCTTCACGTCCTCACGCACGGTGGCGCGCATGTAGAGCATGTCCATCACGGCTTGTACCCGCAACGGTCCGGCGTTGCTCGTGCGCAGGGCGCGGTCAAGCAGCGTGAGCACCCGCTCGTCGCGCATCAGGACCTTCGCATTGGCCATGCTCAGGCGTGAACCCATGCTCGATGCGATGAAGTCGATGGCCGTCTCGCCCGCGGCGCGCTCCCACGTGTACCAGTGCACGAACTCGGTCACGATCGAGGGCGGATCGTCCACGGTCCAGGGCTTGGTCAGTCCGTAGTGCGTGGGCACGTGCGACACGCTACGGGAATGTCGCTGGACGGTCCAGCCGGACGAAGCGAGCGAAGCGAGCTTCGTACGCGGACGAGGACAGAACCGAACGGAGTGAGGTTCCACGCCGAGGCGATAGCCGAGGCGGGGCAATAAGGTTCCACGCCGATCGCACAGACTGTCCATAAGACAGTCTGATGGACTTGACAGCGTAGTTACGCTGTACGAGGACGGAGCGAGGCGAGAGCCGAGCGGAGTCCGAGTGCAGAGCACTCGCATCGGCATCAGCCCAGGACGGAGTCCTGGTCTGATGGCGAAGGGGAGCCGAGTCCGAGCCGAGCGAAGCGAGGCGAGGCGAGGCGAGCGCACAGCTCGCACGCCGCTTGCTCTTGCAAGCCCGTTCTGACGAAGTCAGATCGCGGGCAGGGGGATCATTAGTACCTTACGCGACCGCGCCCGGCACCCCCCCCTCCCCCCGGCCCCGTCGAACGGCCCGACCTGGGACGCGGCACGAAACATCTATTTCGACCCCACGAAAAGCCTCGCGTCGCGTGTGTTTCTTCCCACGCGTGCGATGTGCGATCCAACGTCGAACCTATCCCCTCGTGCGTTCCCCATCTCCATCGTGGCGCGGGACGATTGCGAGACCGTGGCGAGACGGTCCGAACCGTGGCGATTCGTCCATCTCAGCTGTGCTCGCACCCCGTCTGAGCTGGCCTTATGCAGACTGTCTCGGGATAGTCCAAATGGCCTAGTTGTCTTCCTAGACCGTCTGGGATAATGTGGTGGTCGAACCGAGCCAAACCGGCCCGGTCCGATCGGTCCGATTCCCGGTTCGATCGCACAAGAAAGGTTCCTCCCACATGTCCAGCAACGTAGTTGCTATCAACTCCATGTCGATTCCGGTCGGCGCCACGGTCACCATCACCACCCTCGCAGCACAGGAGCCGAAGGCTCCTGTGAGCAACATCGCCGCAGCCGAAGCGGAGCTTCGGTCCCAGCCGACGAAGTCGGCCAGCCGGTCCACCACGAAGCCGAAGGCTTCCCCCAAGCCGAAGGCTTCGGCACCGAAGGTGAACAGCGTCGAGCTGTACGCCGAGGTTCAGGCCCTGACGAAGTCAGGGCGGTACGACGAGGCGAGGCAGCTTGCTGCCTCCCGGCCCAACTGGC